ACGGTCCCGTGCAACGCGCGAGATCCCGCGAAATTGGAAATTCTGGTAGAACCATGAGAACCCCACCCCAACCCGCCCGACACCGGAGGACGACCGGGCTGACACGGATCGCGGACCTACGGCCCGACCCCCTCAATCGGCGGGCACATAACCCCCGCAACCTGGGGATGATCACCGAGGCCCTCCAGCAGATCGGCGCGGCCCGGTCCATCGTGATCGATGAGGACAATCTCATCCTGGCCGGCAATGGCGTCACCGAGGCGGCGGCCGCGGCGGGCCTCACGAAACTTCAGATCGTTGATGTCGCCGGCGACACCCTCGTTGCCGTGCGTCGGACGGGCCTCACGGCCGGCCAGAAGCGCGCGCTCGCGATCTACGACAACCGCACCGCGGAACTCGCGGAGTGGAACCTCGAGCAGCTCGCCGCCGACCTAAGAACGGCGAAGATTTGACCGCGTTCTTCCTGGAGGAGGAACTGGCGGCGCTGCTCCCGCCCTCGGGCACGCCAGGCCTCACGGACCCGGACGACGTGCCCGAGCCCCGGGCGACGGATATCGTCCTCGGCGACGTCTTCACGCTCGGGCGCCACCGGCTGATCTGCGGCGATTGCACGGACCCGCTCATCGTCGATGTCGTCTGCGACGGCGTCATGCCGCATCTCATGGTCACCGACCCGCCCTACGGCGTGAACTACGATCCCGACTGGCGGAACCGCGCCGACCGGGCGAATGGCGAGGCCATCGGCGCGCGCGCGGTTGGGACGGTAGACAACGACGATCGTGCTGACTGGGCAGAGGCCTGGGCGCTCTTTCCCGGCGAGGTCGTGTACGTCTGGCACGCGGGCGTAAAAGCGCCGATCGTCTTCGACAACCTCGCGCAGTGTGGCTTCGAGATTCGCGCGCAGATCATCTGGGCTAAGACAAGGTTTGTGATCTCGCGCGGGCACTATCACGTACAGCATGAGCCGTGCTGGTATGCCGTGAGGAAACAAGGCACCGGCCACTGGTCGGGCGATCGCACGCAATCGACGCTGTGGTCCATCGAGCATCGCAAGTCCGACACTGGGCACGGTACGCAGAAACCTGTCGAGTGTATGCGCCGACCGATCGAGAACAGTTCCTCACCGGGCCAGGCCGTGTATGACCCCTTCTCTGGGAGTGGGACGACGATCATCGCGGCCGAACAGACCGCGCGCGCCTGCTACGCGATCGAAATCAATCCGTCCTACGTCCAGGTCGCGATCGATCGCTGGGAATCGTTTGCCGGGCAGACCGCCGAGAAGATTGGTGAGCTGTATGCGCGGACGTAAACCCACCCCGACGGCGCTCCGCTTGCTGCGCGGCAACCCACGGAAACGTCCCGTGAACCCGGACGAACCCAAGCCCGCCCCGCTCGCGGCCGGCCTGGCGGCGCCGGCGTGGCTCGACCCGGCCGCGGCCGCGGAATGGCAGCGCGTCGCGCCGATGCTGGGCCGGTTGGGCGTCCTGACGGAAACCGACGCTGACGCGCTCGCCGCGTACTGCGAAGCGTTCACGACCTGGAAGCAGGCGACCCAGCGCCTCCGACAATTCGGGATGGTCGTGAAACGCAGTAAGGCCGAGGGCGAGCTCCCGGTAATCTCGCCGTATGTGAAAATCGCGCATCACGCGATGGCCCAGATGCGCGCGTTCCTCGTCGAATTTGGGATGACCCCAAGCTCGCGCGCGCGCATTCACACCGCGTCGCCGGCCGAGACCCCGGTCAGTAAATGGGGCGGGCACCTATGAACCGGGCATCCATCCCGTCGCAGAAGGTGCGCCTGATCAATCAGCTCACGCACACCAAAGGCCCCTTCGCCGGGCAACCGTTCATGTTGCGGCCGTGGCAAGAAAAGCGAATCATCCGGCCGCTGTTCGCGATCAACCCGGCGACCGGGCTCCGGCAGCACCGGACGTGCTTGCTGATGATGCCCCGCAAGAACGGCAAGACGGAACTCTGCGCGGCGCTGGCGATTGACGGCCTCCTATTCGACAACGAGATCGGCGCCGAGGTCTACTCGGCCGCGAACGATAAAGACCAGGCCGCGCTCTGCTTCAACGTCGCCGCGCAGATGATCCGCAACGACCCCGAGCTCGCCGCGGCGTGTGAAATCATCGACTCGCAAAAGCGCATCGTCCATCGCAAGACGGGCAGCGTCTACCGCGCGATCAGCGCCGAGGCCTACAGTAAGCACGGGCTGAATGCCTCACGCGTGATCTATGACGAGCTGCACGCGGCGCCGAATCGCGACCTCTGGGACGTGCTCGCCTCATCGACCGGCGCGCGCGCGCAACCGCTGGTGATTGCGATCTCGACCGCCGGCTACGATCGGCATTCGATTCTCTGGGAGCTCTACGCACACGCGAAGAACGTCCTGGCCGACCCGTCGATCGATCCGACGTTCCTGCCGGTGATCTGGGAAGCGCCGGCCGCCGCCGACTGGCGCGCCGAAGCGACCTGGCGCCACGCCAATCCCGCCCTGGGTGATTTTCGCTCGCTCGAGGAGCTGCGGGTGGCGTGCGCGCGCGCCCAGGAAATCCCCGCGCAGGAAAATAGTTTCCGCCGGTTGTACCTCAATCAGTGGACGGAGCAAGCGTCGCGGTGGATTCAGTTGCCGGCCTGGGATGCCTGCAACGTGGTGGCCGCATGACCCGCGCGGAGTATCGCGCCGCGCTGAAGGGCCGCGCCTGCTTCGTTGGGATGGACTTGTCCAGCACGAAGGATCTGACCGCGCTCGCGGCGGTGTTCCCTGACGACGCCGGCTTCGACGTGCTGGCCCAGTTCTTCGTCCCGCAGGAGAGCATCAAGCAACGCGCCGACCGCGATCGCGTGCCCTACGATCAGTGGGCGCGCGACGGCTTCCTGGTCGCCACGCCCGGCAACGTGGTCGATTACGAGTACATCCGGGTCACGCTTCGGGACTGGGCGGCCGAGTTCTCGATTCGGACGATCGCCTTCGACCCGTGGAATGCCACCGACTTAGTCACGCGGTTACAGGAGCATGACGGCTTCGTCTGCGTCCCGATGCGCCAGGGCTTTGCGTCGTTGTCGGCGCCCACGAAGTCACTCGAGAAGGCGATCCTCTCAAAGACGCTGCGCCACGACGGACACCCGGTGTTGCGCTGGAACATCGCGAATGTCGCGGTCGAGCAGGATGCGACCGGGAACCTGAAGCTCTCGAAGAAGGTCAGCACCGAACGCATCGACGGCGTCGCGGCGCTCGTCATGGCGGTTGACCAGATGGAGCGGAACACTAGCAAGCCGCCCGAGTACACCATGCTGGTGCTGGGGGGGCGGTGAAGCGTCCACCGGGCCGGCCCCCGCTCGAGTCAGAAGCCTCGACGAAGCGAATTCAGGTCCGCGTCACGCCGGCCCAGCGACTGGAAATGAGCCGCGTAGCCACGGATAACCAGACTGACGTGTCGGGCGTCATGCGCGAGGCCATCAACGAGTACGTGTCGGACTATCGCGAGGGCCGTCGCCCGTTCCGGCGGCCGAAGCGGTAACACACCCGGCCGCCTTTCGTACTACACAACCGTCGGCCAGCCCGACACTCTAGGCGCCCATGCAGCGCGCCTATGCCGTTCTGCGCGTGAAGTCCGTCGACGCGGACCAGCGCATCATCCGTGGCACCGCCTCGACGCCCGAGCCCGACCGCATGGGCGACATCATCGAGCCACTCGGGATCACCTTCACGAACCCGGCGCCGCTGTTGCTCTACCACAACAGCCAGAAGCCGGTCGGCCAGGTGCGCTTCTCTCCGCCGACGAAAGACGGCCTCGCGTTCGAGGCCGAGCTCCCGATCGTCGAGGAGCCGGGCACGGTGCGCGACCGCATTGAAGAGGCCTGGACCAGCATCAAGACCGGGCTCCTCGCCGGCGTCTCGATCGGTTTCCGGTCGCTCGAGGAGTCCTTCATCAAGGAGACGGGCAGCTTTCACTTTCTGAAAACGGAAGTCCTCGAGCTGTCGCTCGTCGCGATTCCGGCCAACGCCGGCGCCACGATTCAGCAGATCAAGTCGCTCGATCAGGCCGCGTTAGGCCCTGTCTCGCCCGCGTCCGGGCGTTCCCCGTCCCCGCGGTCAAAGGCCGCGTTTCCTATGAAGACCTCCGAACAGATCCTGCAGTACGAAAACCAGAAGGCTACCCGGCAAGCGCGCATGGACGCCATCATGGACGACGCCGCGGCCGAGGGCGCGACGCTCAATGCCGAGCAGACCACCGAACACGATGCCCTGCGCGATCAGGTGAAGAGCATCGACGATCATCTCGTGCGCCTCCGCGACCGTGAAAAGCTTGAGGCCGCGGCGGCGACGGCGATCACGGCGACGACCGATCCAGCGAAGGCGTCCGGCCTGCGCGGCGCCGTCCCCATCATCACCGTCAAATCGAACCTGCCGAAAGGCACCGCCTTCACGCGGCTCGCGATGGCGATGGCCCGGGCGAAGGGCGATCAGATGTTTGCCCTGGAGATCGCGAAGCAGTGGCGCGATTCCACACCCGAGGTCGAGCTCTACATGAAGGCCGCGGTCGCGGCCGGCACCACCACGGCGACCAACTGGGCGCTGCCGCTCGTGCCGACCACCCAGAACATCACCGGCGAATTCATCG